CAGTAAGTTTAAAATCAAAATGACTTTCAATGTACTTATCTTTCATAACTACATTATCATTTTCATCTCTACCCTCTACCTCACCATGATAGCCAAAATGGAAGCAACTATCTTTCGCAATAGTATCTACATTTTCAAACTTGTTTTGTAAATGATATGCCATTTTAACATCTTCGGGAGTATAGTGTCGTCTAACTATTTGTTCAGCAAGTTTCCAAGTTATATCCTGCAAAGGTTTCATTTCCTCTCTTGCTTGTAGATATAACTCTTTCTCTTGCGTGTGTTCTTGTTCAAGATGTACTCGCATACGATTAGCGATTTTGTTTCTGTACTCTTGATTTAGTCTTATTCTAGCCATGTATGTCCTTTCTGTTTATGGTTAAAAATAAATTTATAAACTACTTGACATCTAAAGTCAATGGGTTTATATAAGATAATATATGAATAATAAAGAAAGAGCATATCAAAAAGCACTAGATTATGTGTTTAAGCATAGATGTCATTATTGTGGGTGTTCCCCCAAAAATGATGAATGGGCAGGGGAAAATCCCAATATATGTATTGATTGCAAAACAGATGAGGAATAAATATGTGGAAATATATTGTTAATGTCTTAGATGGTGAATTCAGCCCATGGCCAAAATGGTTATGGTTTGCAAATTTAGGATTGATTGCTGTTTCTATACTTATTATAGTGTGGTTATGGTAGAGATATTAGAAGTGTTTTGGGCTTCTCCCATAGAATTAAGAATTATTCTTTTTGCTGGTTTAACTGCATTTGTTCTACTTGCCTATTTTGGCATTAAAGGAACAGATGAAGCCATCAACTTTCAGAATAGATTATGGGAAGAAGAGCAATGGAGAAAGAGGAATAATATTAAATAGAATTTGCTGAAGATATTCGGATCTCGATCTGATGATGATAAGCAAAGCCAAACGGCGTTGCAAGTCTTGACTAATATTCAGATATTCTCAAAGCTTCAACGCCCTTGAGCCCAGATCCTTGCCCAATGTGTTATCGCTTCGGCAATAACTAGGTCCAGGGATCTGGGGTCAAGCATAAGCTCCAATTGGATGCGGTTCTTCAGTGAACATTGTTTGGCCACTTTAGAATGATTCTAAACTGAGCCGCAAGCTTCAAGCTTCAAGCAACAAGCTTGACAGGTAGTATGGGATATTATAAGATAAGTATTGAAAGGAATAATCATGACACAAATGACAGATGAGATATTAAACAGAATAGCTACAGCCATAGAGACTGAGCGTAACTTCAGGACAGGAGAGGTTCGAGAGCTGCAGAGAGTGGCCGAAGCAATAGAAGAGATTCTACGCTTGGTGAAGAAAGATATGGAAAGAAAATGACGATAAGAAGTAAACACAACGACCTGATGAACTATTTCATGCACGATGAGCGGGATCTCAGTCCTGCTTATGTCAGGAAGTGTAAGCGCTTCCTGTGGTCCCTGAGGAATGCTGGGCTGATCACGAAGCCGCAAGCGAACGCGTTATTCAAGCTTCAAGCTACAGCGAACGCGTTATTCAAGCTTCAAGCTACAAGCCACAAGCAAAAAAGAACTTGACAAAGGTGTTATGAAGGATTATATAGGAGATAGCTTGAGCTCTGATCTCAGTACTTTCCAGAATGCGAAGGTAATTTGCTGTACAGCGACTGAGATCTGGGGTCAAGTACACCTGTTAAAGTCAGGGCTCAGGATATCCTGGGGGCTACTTGGCCACTTAAAATTATGAAAGAAAAATACGATTTACCAGATGGTTGGACTTGCATAGGCTGCGGAGATCAATATCTAGAAGACACTGAAGGCAAGCATGTCTCTAATTACGATCAGGGCACATTGTGCAAAAAATGCGACGATGATGACAAGCTCTGGCACAACGATACAATCAATCATTTAAAATGAAAGAGATTAAACTACACATAAAAAATATAAGCCCGGGACAGTGGTCCACGCTCATTCTAGAGCTGAATAACATGTCTAGATCCTGGCGCCGGTTCGGCCCGGATATACAGCTGCAAGCCGCAAGCGTCGAGCGAATCATCGCAGCGGGCCAGGTTAAAGCCACAAGCCGCAAGCGTCAAGCTTTGGCCACATTTAAAAAGTAGAATGAAATTATGTTAAAGAAAGAAGCAAGACAAATCACCGGTGGCCTGTCCGCACCATCCAAAATGCCTGGACCAGCTTATAACCTGCCGGCGACCGAATGCAAAACAGGCGCCAAGCTTGTTAAAATTCCTGGTTCCGTTTGCGCTGGCTGCTACGCCCTGAAGGGCCGGTATCGGTTCAACAATGTCCGTATGGCATTAGCGCGCAGACTGCAAAGTCTCAAGCATCCCCAATGGGTGCAAGCTATGGTTGTATTAATCAAAGGTGAAAAATACTTCAGATGGCATGACTCAGGGGACCTGCAAGGGGCTGCACATCTTAAGCAAATTTTTGAAGTCTGTAACAAGACGCCGGAGACCTGGCACTGGATGCCAACGCGAGAAGCTAAGCTCCTGTCCCTGATGGACCCGGAAGCCATTCCAAAAAATTTAATCATTCGTATGTCCTCGCATATGATCGACCAGGGACCAGTGAAATTCTGGCCCTGGACATCGACTGTGTCGACGAAGAGTAAAACATGTCCAGCTGCGGACCAAGGCAACCAATGCCGGGACTGCAGAGCATGCTGGGACAGGAAGGTGAGCAATGTCACATATCCTAAACATTAAATACTATAGCTACCACAGGGCCTGCTTTTGCAAGATTTGCAAACTGCTGCGCCTCCTGAAGGTGAAGAGATGAGAACCGGAGTGAAATATTATAGATTCGACAAGCCACAAGCCCCAAGCTGCAAGCTTCAAGCCTCAAGCGTCTTGAGAATAGCCTCAAGCCCCAAGCTACAAGCCTCAAGCTTATAGCCACAAGCGACAAGCTCCATGATTTTTGTGCCTTCAAAAAGTTTTAGGTCGCTCTGACCGAGCGACTTTACTAAGATGAATGTGTTCTTCGGATGACGAATATGAAACGCAATTTGGTGAGGAGAAAATCTAACTTTGTTACTCTTTGTAACCTTCAACTCAACAGTAAAAAACTTCCCAGAATTAGTGTAGCCCAATAGATCAGGAGTCCCAAGTAAGCTAGTATTTTCCAGCCTTGTCCATTTAATTTGAGGTGAATTTCTCTTAAGCTCATGCCACAATTTTTTCTCTGGTCCCATAAATTTTTTTAAGGTAACAGATGTAGTTAAACAATCAGTCTTGGTTTGCCCATTGGAGCAACTTCTTCATGTGTTCTGATTACAATTCGATGTGTTTCACGAGCGCCAAAAATTTTATTTTCCACGAGGTCTACACCCATTACATCATAATGTCTACCATCAGGTGTACGAATTTGAACTCTAGCGTCCTGTGCGACACTACTACCTTTTTTCGGTCCAACAAACCGATCAAACAACATAATTAAATCTCTACCTCTAAGCACTACAACACTCCAGCTTTACGCATTCTATCAACAGAATCTTCTACTTGGATCGCCAACTTTTTATTATCCGCTTCTAACTCTGTCACTCTCATTTGTAGTTTACCATTCAAAACCCGATGTTCATCATCAATGGTTAAGGCTTCAGCCAATCTATTTTCTATCTCTTTTATCTTTTTGTTTGCATCTCTCAACTCAGGAGAATTAGTCACTGTGATTCCTTTAACTAAAATCATTTCATTAGTTAGTTCTTGATTAGTTTTATGAAGAGCTCTTATTTCTTCCATCTGTCTATCCACTTTTTTATGTAGTATTTCGTTCCTTTGTTTCCATACTTCTATGTCTTTATCCATATTGACTTTTTACAATTGTTACCTTAAATTGTCAAGCATGGGAGTTCCTAAGAGATTAACCGAAATGCAACGTAGATTCGCAGAACTATTGGTTCTGCATGAAGGACGTAAGTTTGACTACGAATGTGCTGTAGAAGCAGGGTATAGTGAAAACCGTGCTAGGCAAGAAGCATCAGAACTTCAAAATCCAGAGCAATCTCCATTAGTAGTTAAATATATTGGAGAACTACGAGAGGAACAACGTAATAGATTCAAAGTGAATTATGGCAGACATGTGACAGAGCTAGCCAAAATAAGAGACGAAGCATTAAAACACAGATCATTCTCGGCTGCAGCTAACGCTGAACATATGAGAGGTAAAGCCGGTGGACTCTACGTAGAACAAAAACATATTCTACATGGTACACTAGACGATGATAAGAACGAGGAAGAAATGAATAAAGAACTTGCCGAACTCTTAAAGAGTAATCGTAAGATAATTAATATAACTCCAGAAGATGTTATAGATGTTGAAGAGATAGATGAACCGCAACAATCATTAGTAGCGCCATCACCGAATAAAACACAATCCGATTCAAATTCCACATAACTACTTCTTCTTAGTTTTTTTCTTCTTTTTATTTTTCTTTTTCTTTTTTTTAACTTTTTTCTTTGCCATAATACTTTAATTTAACTTAGTCATCTTCTTTATGCAAGCCCTAGGAATCATTGTTCTATCCCCAAAAGTAAAGGTGCCATCCTCTTCTTTGTCATAAGAAGCAAATACCTTTACAAAGTCTTTATCTTTAGAGAATACCCAGCCTTCATTTACAGGTGAAGCTATCTTCATTTTAGTAAACTGTTTTTCATCCGCCCATCCTGAGTCAGATATAATATCAATCCACTCTATCCGATACTTTGAATATGGGATATCGTTTGACTGTGTTGCGTTTATGATTTTTCTTCTTCTCGGTTTTTTCCTTGCCATAGTAATAATCCGGGTTGTGCACCTTATTAAACTCATTCATCCAATCTGAATGACCAGTAAATTTTTTATTACGTCCTACCATACAACACCCCTATAGAACTCTCCAGACTTTTTCCAGCTTTTTAAAATCGTCTCGTGCGCGTGGCCCCTATTCAAACATATAACATGGGATATTAACATATCACACCCACGTGATATAAGATATTTAAATAAGTGTTGGTATATCTATCTAATTTAACATCACGAACATCACGTAAATCAAAAAGTCAATTTCAGGAATTTCATAAATTCTGAAAGCCTCTATAGGCGTGATCTACGTGATAATGGCTATTTTACTGGCTTTTCTTGATCGTCAAGGATCATCTGCAACGTGATAATTTCGTTCTGCATATGGGTAATATCCCTTAATGTGCTTGAAATCATCTTATATAGGGCATCTAGCTGCTTGTCGCTTGAGCCTGGACTCACGTCACTTGCGAGTAAATTCATAAGCCTTTTTTCGGCCACAATTACGCCACGAATTCGCCACGCAATAAATTGTTCAGCGATTTTTGTAGTACTCATCTAACCTCCTTAAAAATTGATGTTGGTATTTTACAAATTCCTTCCCTCGAATAACAAACTTTTGGAAGTAGCAATCAGGGGTACACATCAAAATTACACCCTGATCAATCTGGGTTCCATAGACCGCATTATGGGCCATGGCATAAGCTCCTAACTGCATGAAATAGTCATCAATCCATTCCCTGCGTTTAGGTTTATTACTTTGTTTAAAGTCAACAATACTTTCAGAAAAATCATAGATCCCAACTAAGTCAGTCGCACCGGCGTAGAGTCCAGGGTAATGGACCACCACTTCTGATCCCC